GCACCCTCTGTGTCCGCTCTTGCAATAGCATCGTCTAGTGTTTCGTATACTAAGTAATTGATTGTTTCTTCTTCGCTCATATTAAAAAATATTATAATTGTTATTTACATCGTCTTGAAGTACTGTTCTGTCAGCCGATAAATCTTCGGCAAAAGCAATAACTTCTGTGATTCTAGAATTGTATGGGTCACTATCTGAGTTTCTTGCACCGATTCTAGTAAATGGAAGGTTTGGAGGTGTACCAGATAAGGTATCTCCTTCGTCTACATTATTTGCAAACAGTTTATCCTCGTCAGTTCCATTAGTATACCAAAAATATAATGATGTTACATCGGTTGGAACAGCTCTATAATTTGCACTTACTCCTCCAGCTTTAACTTCTAAATCATTTCCAGTATCTAATCTCATAAAACTAGTACTATCACTAAATCCTAAGATTGCTCTTTCTGAACTTCCGCTACTATCTTCATCAAGTACAACGATACAAGTCTTAGCAGTAGTAGTGCCAGATTTATCAAGAACTCTTGTGCTTCCACTTACGAAATCTATTGAATTATTTCCATTGTAGTCCTTTACTTGACCTCCATTTACTACAATAGATGGTTGTTTTCCAGCTGTACCTTGGGTCATATCCTCGCCATTACCACTTTGGTCGTACCAAGTTTCCACGAAACCATTACGAGCTATGCGAGATACTCTTAAATTAGATATGATAAATGAAACATCATCATTACCTTCAGTAAATCTTATTCTATCACAAGTGCTTGCTGTACCAGCTACAGTAATTGAATTAAATCCTTCTACTACAGCAGTATCTAATGGGTTACCAGTACTGTTACCAGTTTTATCAGCACTATTAGCTAAACCAAAGTTTGGAGTTGCTGCTGTACCACCACTTGGAGAAAGGTTTGCGATAAATGAAATATATAGATTTGAACCATTAGGAACAGCTTCATTTAAGTCAGCTCCAAAGAATCCAGCTTTATCTACTACAGTTGCAGTAAAGCCAGTTTTTGATTCATTAGATATTGAAGCATCTGTTCCAGTACCAGAACTATTTACAGTAAAGTTCCCAGCTAAATCATCAGCATCATTGTACAAACCATAATAGTTATTGATGTTGGACTCAATCTTGAAGCGATTGGCTGATTGGTCTGTAGCATAGAATACTAATTCTTGAATGCTACCATTTAAATAACCAGTTGGACTGTTGGCTCTCGTACCAATATGAACTGCATCAATGGTTGATGCACCTACATCGGCATCAGTTCCATTATCGTTGATAACTGAGTTAGTGTTAAAATCTATTGTAGTACCACTATTAAGTGCAGACACTAAATATGTTTGATTTGCAATATATGGATTTGCACTTAAATCAGTTTTTAAAGTACCAGCATCATCTCTTACTTGCCATCCTATATTTCCTCCACTGTGAAATAAAGTATTCCTAAGTGGATTACTACTACTTGTGCTACCTATTCCTAATATATATTGAGTAGTAGTAGCAGCATCTGAGTTCACTACCACAAAACTAGAATGAGCTTCATCTGTTCCAGTGTAAATTGAGGATACTCCATCTGCCTCCAAGTAGTCATTACTCCCATCAAAGTCTAATCCATTAGCAAGCAATGCTCCATTCTCTGCAATCTTTGGTTGGTTAGCATCAGTCGCTTGAGTTGCATCGTTTGACCCAGCTTGGTCGTACCAAGTGTGAACAAAGGCTCGGTGGGTATGAGATGTTACTCTAAAATTAGTTACAGAAAAAGTTCCATCGTCACCATCTGCAAATCTTATATGGTCACCAGAAGCATTACAGTTTAATGTAAAAGTATAACTACCAGAAGAACTATATGCTGTGCCAGCAGCTCTTGTGGCAACTGTACTTACACCAAGTGATGTATTTAAACTAGGAGATGCACCAGCAGAAAGAACAAGGTCAAAGGATACAGTTACAGCATCTCCACCAGCAGTTTTGTAAGGAAAATATCCTCCAGCTATTTCCGTTACAGTAGCAGTAAAACTAGAATTAGTAGCATTTGTAAAAGAGTCTGGTCTATCTGTACCACTTCCTCCTTCTACAGCTACACCTACTGTTAGGACTTCATTTAAAAATCCATTAAGGTCAGTAGCAGTTGTGCTTCCACTTACTACAGATATAGATGAACTCGTACTAACTTTGTCATCTGAATCAAAAGCTACATTTACTTCAACATCATCTGAGCTTCTACGAATACGAACCGCATCATTTGCATAATCAGCTTTTACCTTACGAAGACTATAAGCAGCTGCGGCTGTGTCTACATCTGCTGGTAGTGTACTCTCTAGTTTACCATTTACCCAATCTTCTAATGCACCACTCTGGACTTGATTAGCTGAGAAATCTTCTTCTGGGTCTGATGTTTCTCCTACATCTCTACGAGCTTTTACAACTCTGCCATTCATCGCACCAATGTCTCGCAATGAGTACGCAGCTGATGAACCACCGAACCTACGAGCTATTCCTAGATCGGTATCTCTACCAGAGTATCCTTTAAGTACGTCCCAAGTTGCCGCCAACTCAGCATCCAAAGGGTTGACTCCGTCAGCTAGTTGTTCTGAAGACATTAGTTAGTGAACTGAGATGCGTGAATCTTTGCGGAAGTACCACCAGAGCGAATGAACTTAGCTTTGACAGCTGCCTCTTTGCTGAAGGTATAACTTCTACCAGCAAATAACTTGTGACCGTTTGATGTTGTAGGTGCGCTACCATCGAATGTCATAAATACATCAGCGTCTTGGACATCCATAGCTATATATTTAGTGAGTGCATCGAAGGCATCTGTGTTGTCATCATTACCTCCAGAAAACAGAACGCCACCAGCGGTAGCATCAACTGTCAGTCTGTGGTCATTAGCTGTTCCACTTGGTACGGGATAAAGGTTAGTTACGAATGAATTTGCCATATGAGTATTTTACATTAAGTGTCAACGCCGTTATCGACTTTGGCGATTGACGTAAGTTGAAAATTTATGATTGATTGAGTTATTATTATTTCTTAAATCAATTTTCTCTAGCTCTTGTGCTAAGTAGGTTTGAGCGATAGCCTCCTCCGTTCTTGCATCTTGGTACTTTGACTCAAGTCTAAGGAAATCAGCGAAAGCAGCGTGAGCTAAGAAATAGAAAAATTCTAGTGGTATATTTGTAGAAGTTTCTGAAAAATCAGATAATCTTTTCTTGTAAGTGACAAATGCTTTTAGATCATTGTCATTTGTAATATTTAAAATATTAGCACCGTTAGCATCTACGTAAAAATCGTACTCCAAAGCAGAGTTCTTTTGGAATGCTTGAGTCCTATGAATACGAATGAACTCACCTATACTATCTTTACCGCCTTCAGTATAAGGTACTACATTACCAGAAGTAAGCGTTCTTTCTTCGGATATGACCAAATACCTCGACCAACTAGGACTTGTGTTGTAAGCCTCGAAAGCTCTTCTATTAACAAAGTTTAATATCTTAGCTTGTTCGTCCGTTGTCAGTTCTCCAGCTCCGATCAATGACTGTATCAGTGCTAATAAATCCGTGTAGCTTTTTTCTTGCATTATATGTTATTAGGGGAAAGTTCAGCAAATGTTTTATTGTAGTGCTTTAAAAATTCTTTGGAGTGTACCTCCTTGTGTCCGTACTTGCTTGTAAGTCTAAAGAACTCACGAGCCGGCATAGTAGCTACTGGTTTGCCTAGTACTGGATGTGTTGTACCTTTTAGGTGCGCTGCTTGTTTAGCGGCAGCTGCTACTCTTTCGTGTTCTGTTTCTTTTTCTAATTTGAAACCATTCTTGATCTCTTGCATAAACGCTGCATCGATTTCATCATCTGTGAAATTCTTTGGTAAGTCCGTAATAATATCCATAATAGTTTTAAGTTAAAAAAAAAGGTATGGGGGGCTTTCGCCCCCCGTACCGAATATAAGGATTAAGCAGTTCCTTCGATAACACCGTGTGCTTGTGGGTGATATACTCCTAATGTAAGAGCACAATCCACGTAGCCACGCTCACCACCACCTTGGTTAGGTAGACGTGTTGATCCCATTGGGATTAACTCGTGAATACCAACGTATTCTGGGTTGATTAAGTATCCGGACTCACCAGCTGATGAACCGAAGTCTGGCATACAATCTGGGTTACCGTTTACGATAGAAACGATACCGTGGTCTGATTGGTATAAATCAACAGTAAGTTTGATTTCACCAGCTCCACCGTCATAGTTTACTGAACGCACATTGTTTGTAGCTGAAGCAGTTACACGAGCGAAATCACTGATAACGCGGCGTAATTTAGTGTCAGCAACCAATGTTAGGTCATTGACTGTACCAGTTTCTTTGAAGATAGAAGCGATGATGTCATTCAATGTTGATTCACTGAATGCTGTAGCACCAGCTTCTGCAACTGTGTAGCGACTGTCTGCTGGAGTACGGAATGCTGCCGGAACATCTGTGTCACCAGTGTTAGCTTCTAACCAACGTCCTAAACCACGAAGGGCATAAGGAGTGTCAGAACCGTTTTCAACAGTACGATCTTGAGAACCAGCGATAGTTTTTTCAATGTCGCGTTTAAGCTCACGAATTGCTTTAGCTTCTGCTTGAGCAATCTTAGCTGGTCCGACTGAATCAACTGCTTCTTGTAGATCAGATACTTGGTAGTCGCGGCGGAACTTTTGAATGTAGTTACCTAGTTTTGCACGTCCAGCGAACTGGTCTGTGAATGTACCTACGTCAGCACCTTCACGGATACCAGTTGATGATGGAGCAGCTAATGCGTCCACTGTCCATTCTACGAATGTAGCGTTTGCTTTCTGCTTTTGAGCAGAGGAAAGGATTGGGGTTTCTTCTGGAGCAAGAATTGTCAAGACATCTGTCAAGTCTTCTCTGTTGGAAACACCAGATCCCGTATTTGTTGTGTCATATGTATTACTAAATGCCATAATGTTTTAATGGGTTGTTGTGTTTATTTAACGATTTTTAATTTGTAGAGTTCTGAGAGTAATGAAATCACTCTTGTTGCCAGATTGTCTAAATTGTTGATTAAGGTTTTTAAGCGCCTTAACGGACTTATTCATAGTTTTCTCCGATGTAGATGCGGCTGATGCTGCCGTTTTCGGTGGTGTTAAAGAAGCTGATTTGCTACTTTGAGGAACTAACTTGCGTCCATAGATACTGTTCGCAGCGTGAGCCATAATATAATTGAGCTGTGCTCCTATTTCTGGTTCCGCGGTTTCTGTTAGTTTTTTGAATCTAGGATCTGAAACCATAGCTTCGTAGTTCTTACGAGTATCGTTATCTTCTCCTTTTAACCACTTGAGTTCTTCCGAAGCTTTTACATCAAAAGCTTCCTTTAATTGTTTGCCGTTTTCTTTGGCTTGAAGAACCTTTAGTTGAGCCGGTAAGAATTTATCCCTTGATTTTCGAGCTTGTAGTAAACTTGATCGAATATCTTTTTTGGTAAGTTCTTTACCTTCTACTTCCGTTACGATGTCTTCTGGTCCGTATTCATCCGAGTTAAATAAAATATCTTCCGCCCATTCAATGACTTGATTAACCTCTTCAGCTTTATCTTGTAATCCATCGATAGTATTTACTTTTTCGTAGGGATTATTAACGAGGGGTTTATCTTTTTGTAATGGGTCAGAACTATTAAGCTTCGCCTCTAGTTGCTCTATTTTGGCTTCAGCTGCTTTACGCTTTGCTGTAAGTTCTCCAAATCTAGCAACGGCTCGACTTCCTAACTTTTCTGATAGTTCCCGAAGGTCATCTTCGGACATCTCATCTAGATCTAACTGTGAAAGAACATCTGCTGATTCCTCGGACTCCTCTTGGGTTTCTTCGGTTTCTTCAGTTTGTTCAGCAACGACTTCTTCACTTGCTTCTACCTCTGGACTCTCGACCTCGGTTTCTTCTGTTACTTCATCTGTTGCTTCAACAATGGGAGTTTCTTCTTGAGTTGCCTCAGTTAGTTGTCCCAAGCGGCGGTTTACAAAATCCGCTGCTGACATATTTGACTGTGACGCTGTTGTTTCGGTTGAGGGTTCAGCGACTCCCTCGGTGATTTCGTTTGACATAATGTTTGCGCTTTTTTACGTGAGCGATCACGATGGTTATATTATAACTTATATATCAAGTTAAATTCTGTCTGAAAATTTTGTTTTAATATTACGCCAATCACACATTTGCAATATTTGATCGTAAGTAAGTATACGCCCAGATATTTGTTGTATCTGTTCGTTGCTTGAGTTATGTAATTCCTCTATTGTTTCCTCGCGGAGATCAGAGATTACTTGTAGGAATCGAGCAAAGTGCTCGTGTCTACTTAGTGTTGATAGATCCGTTTCTAGACTCATAAATTATTTTGCAATACCTTTTAGTGCGTTAGATAGTCTTTCCATTCTTCTCCTTATTCCTCTTTTAGATGGGTTTCCTTCTGCATCTCTGTACTCGTCATTATCTAAGAACTCATCTCCGGCTTCCAAAAATTGACCGGCATTTATAAAATCAATAGTGTCTGGACTATCGGGTAAACTTCCTCGGTAGTTTGAACTTACCATACTGTCCCTTACATCAAAGGGAAGGTTTGCAAAGTCCGGAAAAGTTTCTTTCATATATCCCATCCTATCTTCAACTCTTTGTTGGAATCTAGGTAAGTCCTCTTCTTTTGTATAGACTTGTCCTACTTTTACTTGAGGTCCGTATTCGCCGAATCCACCAGTAGGAAACTCTTCAAATATTGGTTCTCCAGTTATTGGGTCCGTTCCCTTCTGTAATTTTCTAGCTACATCTATAAACCCTTCGTCCGCTTCTAGTGTTTTCATATACTGAGAAGCATCAAATGGATCCATACCTTGGGATCCGATTAACTTACCTTGTGGTAAATCAGATGGTAACATACGGCTTGATGGTTCCGGCACTACTCCTAGCATTACATCCGGAGTCAAATCCCCAGTGGGCTCAGTAACAACTCCAAGCATTAATCTTTCCAATTCTGTCATATTATACTCCTTGTGTTGAGATGTTACCCATTTGAGCTGGCTCAGTTCCGACTCTTCCGATTTGAGCGTTTTGAGATTGCTGCATTTGGAAAGTGTACTGACCAACGTACTTCTCGATACGTGCTCGGAAGGCTTCATCTGACTGCAAGCGAGCAGCAACATCTGGCTGAGCAACATACTGCTCAATAACTTGCATTGCGACTTGAGCACCAGTAGGACGCGCTGGCATTTCGATGCCGGCAAAGATTTTAGATAAGTCATCTGTTACTTGTTTCACAACTTGTTCAAAAGCTGCTTCCGTAGGTTGTAGAATACGGTCAGCGAGTACCGGGTCAATATTATTAGCAGCTGCATCAAGCAAAGAGTCAATGTTAATACGACCGCTTCTATCCAACTGCGTAAGTTGGACCAACTGTTGGAGTTTTTGTTCTTGAGTTTCTGGATCCGAATTGAGGACATCGTAAGAAATCATTATATCGTAGTTCTCGTCTGGGTTGCCCTTGTCGAACTCTACGGGGTCTGGCGATCCGGTAACTCTAAAGAAAACTGAGTCCGGTCCAAACCGCTGGAAACATTTATAGCACATCTGTAAAACCTCTGCTGAGTGCTGAAGGAACTTATCGACTAAGAACTGTTTACGTACTTGAGAGATCTGAGATGTTTCATCCAATCCGCAAAGTCTGTCCGCTTGTGCTTCCATTGTTTTTTCTATTTCAATAGAACCAGTAGGGGAAGGAGGAGTTGGAGCAAAGTCAAGATCTCCCTTTCTTCGGTAAGGTATCATCCTTCCGGGACCCCAATCTGTTGGTGCTTGACCAACTGGGTGAAGAATCGGAGGTAGAGTGGCTAGACTGTTTCTATCAATACGTGAGTCCCTTTCTACTTTTACTTGATTCTGAATGCCGCGAAGGATGTCTGGAATAGTTTGAGTATCATAGAGCCTCTTACTATCTTCAGAAAGTTTTGTAACTACTACTGGGTAGTCCTCGTAACCGTTCAACAACTCGAACTTAGCATAGCCTTCACTGTACTGCTTGTGAAAGACTGTGCAGTAAATACCTTCGGAACCATCTTCTGGATCAATCAAGCGTTGGTAACCGTACACTATTTCGATTAACTCATTTGCTTCGTAAGCGTTGTCAGTTAGGGTTGTACTTCTACGTCCTTCTTGTTCGCGCTCTATGCTATCTACGCTGACACCACGATATTTATCTATCATAGTTTCGACGAAGTCAGCATCCCATCCGTCCGTCATTACTTTATTCTCTAGTTCTTGAGCTGTGTAGTAAGTTCTCCAAAAACAGTACGGTGCTCTCTGAGGATCCGTAACATAAGGAGGAAAGAAAAAGTCTCCGTCCGGCGCAAGTGTCTTTACATCGGGGGCATCAACTTGTCTGCGAACAATCGGAAGTTCTGCTTCACCTTTTTTACGTAACTCTTTAAGAGCTTTTTTAGCTCTTTTCTTAGTTACTCCCGGAAATGTTGCTTCTAACAAAGTTACTAAGTCCTCGTCATCTTTGCCTTCTTGTATTAAGCCCACAAGCTCTGGAGCTATTTGACCGATTTGATTTAGGTCTAAACGCTGTAAGAACTTACGGTCTTCTCTTTGCCAACCTACGTACGTCATTAAGATACCGCGCTCTAGTAAATAGTTAGCTCCGAGTTCCATCTCTCTCTTGAAGCGAGGAATGTATCCACTGGACACCATCCACTTCAGAAAGCTAGATACTATTTTACTTCTAGGAATGTCTGTGCTTTCTACTGGAAACGCTCTTACATTAGAACGATTAAGAGAAGACATAAACAAAGATACAAGACGAGTAATCCTTTCATCAATAGTGTGCGCCTCCATATCAGCAGCCCCTTCCCAAGGGAAAGCATCAGCCCCGTGCTTTCGGTGGTCACGGCTTTTACCAGCCCACCAATTACGTCTGTCATCGTAGCTTGTACGACAAAGATCGAAATACGCTTCTAGTTCTATAACTGTTTCGTCATAGGCAGAACGTAAAGTATTAATATCGGGCTCTTCCCCTACATAAGTAAGGCTTTCTGAAATTGAGTCACTTTGCATAGTTTATTTAATATAATATCACACGTATCAACTCAGTAAGTCCTTTGAGGAGTCTTTACCCAGTTGTACTTAGGATTGTCTGTACTGTTGTCAGCTTCGAGGTATACAACCTTCCCTTTTGAAAATGATCCCTTGTATCTTAGTGGTATCTTTACTGGTACTTTTTTAGATAGTTCCTTTACGTAAACCATAATGTACATAGGGTTCGGAGCTACACTAAGTACCGGTCCTCTGTAAAGGACTGGCATAGATATGAACTCATCTAGGACTCTCTGTCCGTCTTCGCTGATCCAAGTGTTCTTACCCTTTCCGGTGACCATATCTTCCTCTAGTTCTTTGAAAACTAAATCAATGGCTTCCTCGAAAGGTATTCCGTATTCTTCTGTTAATGTTGTTAATTTCTTTTTTGGCATTTTAGTAGCCTCCTTTATTATTTGTTATAGTTTGATAATCTTTAGCATCTATATGGTCGGGACCTTCGCCGCCATTTGCCATTCGTAAATATCTGATCACGTCAAAGAAGTCCTTTAAAGGTTCGTCCATCTTTCCGTTAGAATTATAATTGATTAAACTATCAATTAAGTTACCGCACTCCTTGTGAATGTAACATCTGGGTTGATTGATTTCATCTATCTCTACGTTGGGGTTGTAATTAAACCACTCGTCCAATGCAGTGATCCCCATCTCTTCGGTTCTACCGTCACTAGGAATGAAGTTCATTCCGTAATCATAGAAGGCTGTGAACAAATCATCATTGTTCTCATTTTCTCTAGCAAAGTATCTGGAGTCCCCGATTCTTTCTATTACTTCTATTCCGAGATCTTCCTCTATTTCCTTGAAGAGCTCTACGTAGCCTTCTACGTTGTACCCCATCTTTTTCGCGGCTGGTCCAAAACGCCACTTTGGATCGCCAAAAATTGCCCACTCTCCGTATGTATCACGGTCGGGGAACTCTTTTCTAATATAGACGTTATTATCTCTATCAACTCCAGCCCAGATTGCAACATAGTTTCTTGCTCCGGCGGGGTCGACCACTTGATAACAACTATACTTGGACTTATCAGTGATGTCTGGAAATCTTCTTCTGTGTTTATTGGGTACTTCGGATAATACATTTACTTCTGTGTTAAATAATGGTAAGAGACTTGTCATTGATTTCACCGGTACTCCATAAGCACGTACCATAATCTCCTCTTCGGGTCTGCCACGAAGGTCCTTCGCTATACGCTCATAGCCCCCGAATGGGTTCTCGTCCGAATGTAGATAGATTACCCCAGCATCTCTCTCTGGGCTGTACTGCTCTATAGGTACTTCCTTGTTCTTGAGTAACTCCGCGCTCCTAGTTTGCTTAGTCTCAGCTCCCTTCAAGTAGTCATTGATGAAAGGAGTGTAGCCATCAATAGGAGTGAATCCAATCACCATCTTAGCATCCCTTGTTGCTAATCGGAACCGTAAGGTGTTTACTAGCGCCGCGTCCCCAAGGTACTCGTCCAACCAAGCGCCTACGTTTAACCCATTTGGTTTCTTGAAACCGAACTCAAATCCTTCTAGGATTGTTTGATTGTTGCTGTACTGCGTATAAGTCTTGAAGTCTACCCTCGTCTTAGTGTCCGGAAAAATGAAAGAACTTCCGGTGAAACCATTCTGCATACTGAAGTTTATGTAGCCGTCTATACTCTTTGTCTTGCGCTTGAACTCCTTCGGCATCATCTCCCAGATTGCTGCTTGTTGTACCTTGACGGAAGTATCTGCGTTTTGACTGAAGCATACCACGTGTCCGTTCTCGTTCTCCATTACTGCTTGCATTACCATCTTCGCGCAACCAGTGGTCTTACCACTTCTATTACCGCCGAGTACTAGGCACTCATTGTGCTTATTGAGACTGAGTCTCATTCTATTCCATCCGGCTAAATCAAAACCGTATCGGATAGGATCCTCCTCAGCTGCTTGTATTCTACCCTCGTGGGCTTCGTACAATGCTTCCAACAACTTTGGGTCCTTCTCTGCTAAGAGAATAATCTCCTCGTCAGTAGGAGGCTGTAAAAAAGGATGCTTAGAAAATGTCAGTTCCATCTGCTTCCTCTTCTTCTTCAGCTTCCCAGATAATATCCAGTGCATCCAAGTCACCGTCCATATCTAGTTTAGTTTCTGATATTAGCATAC